AAAGACGTTGTAATAAATATTAGCCAACATCACTATCAGATACCATTCTGAAGCAGAGTTTGTTACGTTTGTATTCTCTATTTCAAACTGTTTTTCGTTATAACACCGCTTTGCCAAATCAGCTGCGGTCTTTTTGATTTGTGATATGTTCATATGTATCTCCTTATTTGTCGCTCACTTCCTGAAGCAGCCATTGTTTCATGCAAGCAGAACACATTTTTTCAGGTATTTCTTTGTCGCTATTGAGCATCTCGTTGCATTCGTTCTTATTTTGACAAAATGAAATGCTATTATCTATATCGTTTATTCTTAGTAAGAACTCTGCCATTTCCTCCACACTCATTGACTTTATGCGGTCATAGTTGGTGGTATAAACTCTGTCAACAAACTCAACATATGGCTTTATCTTTTCTGTTATTTCATCATAACACCTTTGTCCTAAATTTCTGACCTTGTTTAAATTATCGTATCTATCAACAATGTCCTGCACTGTATCTATCTTAGCTCGTCTTAAACAATTCCAAGCACGAACAGATAAATTCAATTCGTCAATATCAACGTTTACTATAACTTTAATTTTCATTCTTTCCTCCTATTTCTTTCGACAATTTGTAATACATTCACATATAATAGACACCACAATTATAATTGTTATATAAATCATACCTTCCATCTCCCCTATAATAACCATTATCTATCTTTTTCGTTACCTTATTTACCATTCGTGACCATAGTATGGTAACCTTAAAAATGGCTTATCTATGCCATTTATAAGGTAAGGTTACCAAGTTACCATAATTTTGGTACTTCTATATAGGACTAAAAAATGTTGTCACAACTTTTTTACTTTATATAAGGAGTGTTAAAAAATGCGTTAACCTCGGTAACCTGGTACCCTTTAGAAAGGACACTTTTCGTATTCCTCGCCTTTGACATCTTCCCATTCCTGTGTCCATTTCAGCCATATGCAACGTCTTGAAATGCCGCCTATTTTCTTGACTTTTGTCTTTCTGTCGCCACTTGTTTCAACGTGACCGTTCTTTATAAGCCAACTGAGAACTGATGTAGGGTTATAGCCACCGTCCTGAAGAATATCATCAAATTTCGTCTTGATAATGTATACGAAATCATCATCAGTTATTCCCCATAACTCACGGCTCCCATCATTCTTCGGTGCAAAATTGTTTTCCGCCATTGCAATACGGTCAAAAAGATATTCATATGCTCTAAGGTTGTTTGAAACCTCCGCCCTGGTACTTAGGAAAGGCTTTATATCTTCAACCGTCAAATTACATTCATCTTTGAAAATCCACTCTGAAATAAGCTTATCAGCTGTCAGAATGACACTTGCAGAAATAGCTTGTTTCTCTGTTGTTTCTGACTTTGATAATACCTTTATATATTCATTCTGAATTTCCTTTGCTTTTTCAAAAGCTCCTTTTTCCTGAAGCTTCTCTACGAAAATTTTACCGGCAAAACCGTAATTTGCTTTTAAAGTATCAGCTACATATCGGCAATCATCAAATAAAGTACCATTATTACACTCAATCTCAATAATACGGTTAACACTTCCGCCTCCGCTTGAACCTGTTGAAATAGGTCCTTCGCCGTTTGTCATAATACAGTTTGCCCATGTGCCTACTTTTTGCAGTCCGCCCGTTTTTGCTCCACGTGAACGTCCCACGCCCTCCGTAAGCTGATATATTGTATTATCAAAATCCTTTTTGTCCTTTATGATTTGCAATTCATCAAGGATAAGAGGCATTGAATTGACGAACGTTGCTGCCAATTCCTGTGCAACATTTGTGCTGTTAAATGTATGTATATACTCACCAAGCTTCGGATTTGCCCACACACTGGCGGCAAGCATCAACATAACAGTTTTTCCGCTTTCGGTTGTTCCCCAAAAATGCGTAAAGAATGGCAATGCCCCCAAAGGGTTTACAAGCACACTTGAAAACGAAGCCGCCAAAGCTATTCTTGCCGGAATACTTCCGTTCTTACGAATATCCTTTGCAAGTTCAAGCCATTTGTCATAGCTGCCTTGTTGCTTTACGCTCTCAAAAAAGTGTTTAAAACTCACATTTCCATCAAAAATAAGGTCATCGACATATGGTGAAAAACCATAGCCATCTATCCAGCCTAATCTACCTACAGAATTTAATTCCTCTATGAGGTCATAATTCATATACTCTATATCTGAAAGATATTTTACAAGAAACCTTGAATTTTCACTGTTTACAGCAATGCCAAATTCAGCAAGCTGTAATATTGAATTATTGCTTGCAAGGGTCTTTTTATCGGATATGATGTATCGCCACATCTTGCCTTTACGGTATGCAAGCTTTAGCTTCTCCGCTCCACTGTCTATGTCTATAAGTCTCTGAACGGGCATAATCGGGTGATTGCAAGCGACAATTTCAGCACCATACAGATTGCGTGACCTTACTCCGAAATCATCACAATACCATTCTCCGCATTGAAGCTGTATCTCCTGTCCCTCAAAATCGGTCATATTGTCGATAATAACCGTACCTTTTGATTTTGCCAATTCTTCTATATATAACTTGAACAAGGTCGCAAAATTTCTTACACCAACCTCTTTTGCCTTTTCTGACATTCTCATAAGTGTTTGCTTCAGCAATAATCCGTTATCGCTAAACTGATTCAGCCACTCAAACGGCTCTGTGGTATATAAATAATCCGACTTTGTATATTCCGGTATTATAAGTTCAGTCACTCCTATGCCTCCAATCTGCACTATCTAATCTGTATTCTATAAACGGCAGCTTCTGCATAGCTTCTGCGTATAGCTCATTAATAGGCTCATCAGGAGTTTTGGGTGCAAGCCCCTCACGTATCAAGTCAAGCCTTACATATTCGTCCATAAGAGCATTATATCGTTTATCTTCAGCTTCTTTCTGCCGTATTTCGTTATAACGCTCAGTCCTCATATTTGCAAGCCTTATATTCATTTCTCGCCGCTGTTCATAGTTTATTTTTCCGTCAATCGGAATATTTAAGTTAAAATCCTCATTTAGCTTACGACAAGCATCAATGTACGGAAGTCTGAACAATGTCATAACAAAGTCAATTACATTTCCCTTTGCACCACATACCCAGCAATGGTACACTTTATCGGTATAACAAAAATTATTGTCCTTACCATTATGTATCGGGCAGTCTACACGCCCTCTTTTTCCGGTTCTGTGGTATCTGTTAAGCACATCATGCATTGATACCATATCGTATATTAAATTCGTTACCTTCATTGAGATAATATCTCCACAATCCTCTTGCCTGTTTCCAACGGTCTGCAAAACTCAAATTCCACACCGTACTTTTCGTTCAGCACACATAGTCTTTTATGTAGTCCTCCGCCGCTCAAAGCATAAGGTGAAGTTTCACGTCTTGGATTTTCCCATTTCTTGACATCCTCAAGTGTTTCTATGCCTTTACCGTGCTGACATAATATAATAAGCTTTATATCCATATCCTTGGCTCTTTTCAGCTCGTTCGTAAAACGTGTATACCCTTGACAGACATTCTGTGCCAGCTCAAGAAGATTTTGTTTGCGGTCTATAATCAGTCTTGGATTGTCAAGGCTCATATAATCACCGACATATAGTTTTGAAGAGAAGTGACCTATATTGCGTTTATCAAAGTAGCTGATTATATTTTTTATCGCCCTTTGCTTTTCCCTTGTATCAATCTGTATCTGCATCAGTTATCCTCCTAAAAACCCAGTCCATCATCGTCCGGCATATCGAAATCCGGTAAATCTTCCAATGGGTCAGCTGCGGCATTTTGTGTCGGTGCAGCATTTTCTGATTTCTTTGCTCCCACGAAGTCTGTTTTCTCTACAAGAATTTCTGTAACATAATGCTTTTTGCCTTCGTTGTCCTCCCAGTTTCTTGTCTGTATATTACCCTGCAAGATAATGCCCTGACCTTTTGTAAAGTACTTTGCGATAAACTCAGCATTACTTCTCCAGGCTACACAATTTATAAAGTCAGTCTCATATTCCCCACTTGCATTCTTGTAACTTCTTCTGACTGCTACCGTGAACGAGCAAGTCGAAACACCATTGGGTGTCTTTTTCAATTCAATATCCTTTGTCAGATTTCCACTAATTATTGCTGTATTCATAATTTAATTCCTCCATATCAATAACTCTTACTTCTCTTGTCTTTTTACACCAATCACAATGCTCACATCTCTCCGGCTCTATTACTCCGTCCTTGATAAGCTGATACATAGGTGCTTTCTTTTTAAACTTCTCAAGCTCATAGTCGAGCAGTTCCTGTGGGATTGGTATTATCCACATATCCGGCTCTTTTTCTTTGGTTGTTGCCGCTATAAAGAATGGCAGCTGCTCTCCTGTATTCTGCCTTACTATCTCCTGATAGACTGCTCCTTGCAAGTCATACCGCCAACCCTCAATAAAACTTACTCGCCCCTCTCCAGGAACGTACATTGGTGCAAGGTCCTTCATAACCTTGAGGTCTACAATCTTATCCGGGTGCAAACTGTCAACTTTAATCTTTATCGGTACTCCGGCAATCTCCCCTGTCATAATCGCCTGCTTGTTACCACTCATATAATACATAAATTCCCTGCTTTGATTTGCTCTTTCAATTATGTAGTCAGCTTGGACATATTCACTTTTTAAAGTCCCATCTCTCTTAAATATCTCAGGGTGTTGTTCTTTAAATAAATCAAGAGTTCCTTCAAAATATGCATCCACATATGAACCTATCAGAAGTGCTGTTGTCATTGGTCTTATGTATTCGCCTTTTATCTCTGCCAGAGCCGCGGTCTGACATTGCTCAAATGCTTTGAACTGAGAAACACCCATATATTTTAGTTGATTGTCACGGCTGAAATAATTACTTGCCGTCAGATTGTGCTTGTTCATTGTTAGTCTCCTGTTCTTTGCTCTCTTCCATCTGCTTCTTTAGCTTAGCTGCACACTTTGCACATAGCTGTTTTCCATATTTCTGTTTTGTATAGCCTGCAAGATATTCAGCACTGCGGTCTCCGATAGCCTGTATTGGCTGAGTGCAATTCTCACAAAACAAAGCCGGAGTACTCTTCTTTTTAGGAATTTCCTCTTTTATCCTGAGTGCATCATGCAGTTTACCAAAGGCTTTTACCTTCTCAATAACGATAGTTATCTGCTTTCCTACAAGCTTTGTACTCTCCTTTGTGCCATAGAGCTTTGCAAGCCTTTTCTTGTTGGTTGGATTTAAAATCATAGGCTTGTACCCTTCATCAAAATAGCACGTGGTCACAACCTGTTTCTGGCCGTTTGTAGTAATAGCTTCTTCTTTTATATCCTTTATAGTTCCTGTCAGCTCCTGAGGTGTCAAATCATACAAATCAAAGCTTCCGAGATAATTCGGGTTCTTTTCACCTAACATCATAATGTCCATGTTTCATTCTTCCTTTCTTAATCATAATCTCTTTCACGAGGCAATGCCTGTGAATACTCTATTTCAAATACCTCTATAAATTCTTTTGCACTCATACTTTCTATACAGTCGCGGCACACAACAACACCTTCGCCAATGTCTATGTAGTAGTCACCCACTCTGATGTCTCCCCAACAACTGCCACACGTATGAATAGCCTCCGCCTCGTCCTCATCAGGACCGAGGCTTCTCATGTGAGGTATTCTACCGTATATATCGTCCATTACTTCACCTTCTTCTTGACTTTTATTGGATTTTGTGATATAATTACCACAAATAAAAAGTATTGATTTTTTCCACCCGTTTTGTCCATGTTATCGGGTGGTTTTTTATTTTCTGTACCACCTCGCCATTTCTTGTGCGATGCTGTCAATATCTTGTCTTACCTCATCTTCAGGGCTAAATATGTCTTTCACCTTTGCTGCAAACTCTGTGATTGCTGTTATTGCCGCCGGACACTTGTCGCACCGTGTATCGAGAATTTTCTCTAACCGCTCAATCTCTGCCTGTTGTCGGTTGTTTTCCTCTGTAAGCTCTACAATCTTTGTGTCATTGCGGTTGATGAGGTCGATGACTTCGTGTAAATGTAATAGTATACAATCATTAATACGGTCACAATTTTCTTCGCAATTTGTTATCTTACAGCAACACTCCAAAGCCTTTTTTATCTCGTCATCGGTCATTTTGTTATCCATCTGTATCACCTCCGTAATTTTCCATAAGCTCCTTATAGGATATACCACCTGCAAGTCCGGGAGATTTATCACTATCTGTTGGAGTATAATGTGCATTCTCAAACGCAGGATATAAAAACTCAAGCATTGCAAAATTAGCAATGTCTATCAAATACTCTTTGTTCTGAGTTTGGATATACAATTCCAGTCTTTCAGTGATGCACTTATATGCTTGTGCTAATTCAGGATAGGTTTTATATGCCCACCCATATTTGTAGTGCGACATTTGAATAGCATTTTTCATCTTATTTATAAAATCTTCCGAAAAATCCCTTTTTAATATTTCTTCTCTTGTATCCATTACTTCTCCCCACCTCTTTCTTTTGGTGTGCGTGTGTTCCAAGCCCTCGCCACTTCATAACGGCTTATGAGTGGATTTGTAACCAAAAACGCACCGCCTTTCAACAATTCGGGGTTATCGTGTATGTTGCCGATTACCTCAAGTTTGTCAGATAACTCAAATCCGCTATTTTCATCAGGCATAGCCAAAAAATGACCGTCTGTATATGTTACCAATGAAATTACAATATTGTCGCTATAATATGAACGGTGTTGACAAATATCACCCTCAAAAATCTTCGTGCCGTTCTTGTCAGTTAAGCCTGTGTATTGTCCTAGTGTATTTTTACAAACTTCCCCACTTCCATATATACACGGAATTGCCTTTTTCCCATCAATAAGCTCACAATAATGACCGTATACCCATTCACCTTTTTTATGTGTACCATTGTCAGATTTAATTTTCGCTCTAAACAAAATCTCACGCATCAGATGCACCACCTTTCACTTGCTTTGTTATTTTTTTACCACCGTCAAGATACCTTGATTTGATAGTCCACTTTTTAACTATTCCTTTTTTTACTTTTGTTACGATTGAGTAGAAGCTCGATATTGATAGATTCATTGCTTTAGCACAATCCTTTGCTTCACCATCAAGTATTACAAGTTCATCCGTTCTGTTATCCCAGACAGAGTAAACAATAAAACTTCGAGTGTTCTTACCTTTTGTGTGCAACACATTCGGGGCAATTCGTTCTGTATTCATCCTTGCTCACCGCCTTTCTCATACCGCTTAAATCTACCACAACACTGACAGATATATCCCACTCCTGGCTTTTCAAGCATTTCAGTCTTGCAGCAATAATTATACGGCTTACTGCCCCAACCTCTTTTACGTTTAAGTTTTCTTGTTGTGCTGCTCATTTGTGTACCTCCTATTTTTGAATCAGCGAACGCAAGAGCGAATTTTCTTGTTCCAACTCTTGGTTTCGCCTTTTTAATTGCACCTTCTCACCGCTGCGGCTGAACCAATCTTGCATACGCTTAACAATAACGGTTGTGCCGTCAAGGTCAGGGGCGTAGAGCCAAAATCCTGTATCTTCCGGGTTAATTCCCACTTGCTTTGCAACGAGGTCGATGACTTCTCTTGCCACTTGGTATCTCTTGAAGAAAATATCATTGCTGCGGTCTTTCATACGACAAAATGCGGCAAGGGTAGTTTTATCTAAACTGTCGTATCTGTACGGGTCTTTCTCCTGTGCTGTTGTGCCTTCGAAACGTTCAAGAAGTTCTATTTCACATTCATCAATAATGTAGCATTCTTTGTTCATTCCGCACTCACTCCTCCACCGGTGTATTCCAACAGTCTTTGCAGTTATGTGGACATTTTTTTGTATATCCCAAGTTTGTTGGACATATTATCGGATACCCATTTTCACGCATTCTCGCATTCGGATACTTCTCCAAGAAGTCCGTCAAGTATGTACGTTCCGGATGCTCTTTGCTCCACTTTTCTATTAGTTCCACAGCTTTTTCGGGGTGTTTTATAACGAAATCACAGCAATCTTTTGTATCCGGTGTCTTCATCATAGTATTTACAATGTCGCAATGACTGTCGCAGTCGCCAAAATTGCACATTCGCACATAATCTCTCAGTATCTTCGCTTTCTCGTTCATTTTACATCTTCCCTCCACATTGCTCTTTCGTATGCTTCATGCACCTGCTTAACACACAGTCTTGCTTTGTCCCACGATAGGTTGAATTTCTCGCCTATTTCTTTGTAGGTTAAGCCCTGCAAACGCATCTCACATATTTGCCTTGCCTTTTCTTTATCAGCAAAGCAACATTCCTGACGACTGAAAAACCAATCAATCTCTTGTTGCGTTATTTTGAGCATTACCGCTCTTGGTCTTTTAGCCGCTTTCTGTTCCGGCTTTGACGACTTCATTCGTAGCCACCAATCATCGGGGTAATCTTGTATAAGTCCCATTCTCTACCTCCAAAAATCCGCCGCAACATGTTGATGCTTTGACAACATAACCACCTTATTGCCGTATTTGATTGTTTGCTTCGGCTTTCTCTTTATCATATCGGACCGTATCTGATTGCCGTACATTTCCACCCGGTACATATACTGACGAGCCTTTTCCACTTCGGCAGTTCGGACACTTGTAACCTCTTTTATGTAGGCTTTTCTTGCAGCTGATATTCCACGCGTAACCGCATACAATACATTTTTCAATTCTGTAATCAATTGTTCTCTCCTCCTAACTTAACCACTGTGCTAAACCCACTTTGGTGACATATACCCTGTACCCAACTCTTTTTATCGGGAAGTCTTTCTGATTTTGCAGTGTACGATGGCAGCAGCCGAGAAACTTCCCGACCTCTTGAATGGGTATTAACTCAGCATCACCGAATATCTCTGTCACACGTTCGAGATTGTCTCTGAATAGCTCTTTTTCTCTTGCCATATGTCATCACTCCTTCGCAAAGTGGTATTCCATAAGGTCGGCTATCATCAGATATTCCTTAGCGATTTTACCGTCTCTTGTGTTATTGACTTGCGTCCTGAACTCTTCAATAGTGCCATAGAAACAACCGCATTTTACTCTCACAGCACCGTCTTTGCACCTGAAGAATGTTGTGTTACGGCATTCTGTACCAAAACCTTTGATTGTGGTATAATCGGCACAGACACGTATTTCAGCATCGCCGAATACCCTAGCATCGCCGTATACCCAAGCATTGCCGCATACCTCAGCATCGCCGAATACCCTAGCATCGCCGTATACCCAAGCATTGCCGCATACCTCAGCATCGCCGCATACCTCAGCATCGCCGAATACCCTAGCATCGCCGTATACCCAAGCATTGCCGCATACCTCAGCATCGCCGTATACCCAAGCATTGCCGAATACCCTAGCATCGCCGTATACCCAAGCATTGCCGCATACCTCAGCATCGCCGTATACCCAAGCATCGCCGAATACCCTAGCATCGCCGTATACCCAAGCATTGCCGCATACCTCAGCATCGCCGAATACCCAACAATTATCATTGTGGCTCAGATTATTTTCGCTTTCTATGTATCCGCCCAAATCACCGGTTTTTACGTCACCGAAGTCAATCAAGGCTTTAATTCTGTACAATTTTCTTCCGAAATGCTCTTTGCATTCCTCTGTTAGTTCATATTTCTTTCTTTCCATGTTTTATTCCTTTCTCAATATAAATACATCAATCGTGAGCAACTTCTGTGTAATCTGCTGCATATACAATCATACGGCTTGCAATTTCTTTAATCGGCAATCCTGTCGCTCTTTGGTACTCTTCCAAAATCTCTATCGCTTCACCGCTTACACGTATAACCTCATTGTTTCTGCTTCTTCTGACCACTTTGTACGGTCTGAGTATTAGTTTTTCGTTTTGCATGAGTTTGTGCTCCTTTCTTGTTTGGTCTAAGTGGTTTGCTTTCTTGACATAATATCTCCCTATGTGATATAATTTCTCACAAAGGAGTGAGTATATTATGTTAGATAAACAATCCATTAAAATATTAAAATTTATTGATAAACAAGATTTTGTATCGGACAAATTATTAAAATCAAAATTCAACAACATTAATATCAATAGTTATTTAAACTTTCTCATCAAAAATCAATACGTCAGCGGTGTGCCAATTCCTTATTACACCAAAAATTTCTTTACACAAGAAACTAAGGAAAATTTCTATACCGCCGGTCCTTACAAATTAACACCTAAGGGCAAAGTGTCTATTAAATCATTTCATATTGAATATAAGAAAACTGCTATTAACACAATTATAACAGTATTAATAACCGCTATTTTAAGTAATATTGACCGAATAATTCAATTTGTTATTTCTATAGCAAATCAATAATAATACGTATCACTATACCGATTGCAAAGCCTATCGAAACAGCTCTCCAGAAGTTTCTGGATTTTGTTAACTGTAATATGGCTTTTTCTTCAATAAAGCTTCCTTGTTCTGCAAAAATTTTTTTCACACACTCACCTCGCTTTCTTTGTTATCGTTTAAGTGGTTTGTTCGTGTTTGTTGACAACTCCTAATAATTATGATATAATCTCCCCAAAATGGAAGGTTGTGAAAATATGATGAAAATAATAGGAATGTACATATTAATATCAATATTGCTTTATTTAAAAAACAAATACCGTCATTTGAGATGTAATTACATAATTAATACCATATATGATAATAAGAACAATACAGATAACTATAAATACATCTTAGCTATTGAAATTTTGCTTGACAAAGCCGATATATATCACCTTAACGTTCCTAAGGATTTACAAGACTATCCTGATACAATTATTGATGCACTTCAAATAGCCCGCGGAATATATATCGGTCGTTGTTACAGAGCTTTATTATGGGGTTATTTCTTTTTAATGGAAATACATATATTTAAGCCTATCTTTTCACGCACAAATAACAAATTAATTGCACTCATTTTTTGTCTGGTTGAGTTTTTTGTAACATACCTTCTTGGGTTATATCTTGATACAACGGACATTGGTAGCAAAATTTTAGCTTTTCTGCTTGCTGCTCTAAACAAATTAGTTGATGCTCTATTGGCATTTCTACACTGATTGCATCAGTGTTTCTAAATGCGAATAAATTTTCAAACCTATTTTCTAATTTATTGAGCCGTTCTTTCAGCTTCTTTTCATAAATGTATACTTTATAGCCCGCCACACTTATAAATGCAGCGAATGCGGTGTAAAGAATATAATTCATTTTGCCTCAGATCCTTTCTTGTTATCGTTTAAGTGGTTTGTATCTATTTAAGATACTTTCACTGCAAAAAAAATTTTATCTACTTCTTCAGGTGTTAACTTATACCTTGACCTTATTTGTGAAATTTCAGGCTGCGTAAATGTCGCATTATTAGTTTCATTTATCTTGGCATTTAACCTTGTCCTTGAAATTCCTATTGCATTTGCTAAAGATGTTTGTGTGTCACCATATCTGCTCATTACTGCATCTAGCTCCCTCTTATTCATTTGCTCACTCCTTTCTGTATCTTTTTAAGATACCATCATTTTAGCACACACATTTTATTTTGTCAATACTTTTTGTATCTTTTTTTTAACTTTTTTAAAAATATTCTTGACAAAGTGTTAAAAATACGATACAATAATACAAGAAAAGGGGTGACACATATGAATGTTGGTTCTTATATTAAACAATTACGTACCGAAAGAAATATGACACAAGAAGAACTCGGGCAAAAAATAGGTGTAAAACGTGCCGCTGTTCAAAAATGGGAATGTGGAAGAGTGCAGAACTTAAAGAGAGAAACAATTCAAAGGCTTTCCGAAATATTTAATGTAAGCCCTTCATCTTTTATAGACGGAGATGACAAAATGCTTACTCCTTATAATCCCATAGTTCACAGAATACCAATCTTAGGATATATCTCAGCCGGATTGCCACTATATGCTGATGAACACATTATAGATTATACCTACACCGAGTATAACGGTGGTGCTGAATATTTTGCCTTAAAGGTAAAAGGTGACAGTATGTCCGCCGCCCAAATCAATGATGGTAATACTATTATTGGTCGAAAGCAGGAATATATAGAAAATGGCGAGATTGCAGTAGTACGAGTAGGAAACGAAAATGCAACTGTCAAGAGATTTAAACAAGATGGAAACATAGTACAACTAATCCCACAATCTTTCAATCCTCAGCATGAAATTCAATTTTATGATTTGAAAGATACTGAAGTGGTAATTATAGGTAAAGTTGTAGAATGCAAAATAGAATTTTAACATAAGAAAGGTGGAGCAAACTATGTTCGAAGAAAAAATCAAATCCTTTGTGTCGCGAGTTGAAACACTAAAGGACAATGTACTAACGGAAGAAGCAACAAAGACCTCACTAATTATGCCATTCTTCTCACTTCTTGGCTATGACGTATTCAACCCTATTGAATTTGTGCCTGAATTTGTTGCTGATGTAGGGATAAAAAAAGGTGAAAAAGTCGATTATGCCATTGTTCTCAATGGTGAGCCAGTCATATTGATTGAAGCAAAAAGTGTTAGTGAAAAACTTGAAAAACACGACTCTCAATTGTTCAGATATTTTGGAACAACAAAAGCCAAGTTTGCAATATTGACAAACGGTATCACTTATAGATTTTATACTGATTTAGATGAACCAAATAAAATGGACGGCACTCCGTTCCTTAATATTGATTTATTAGATTTACGTGACAGTGATATTGCTGAATTGAAGAAGTTCGAAAAAACATCTTTCGATGTCGAAAATATAATAAATACTGCTTCTGACCTTAAATATTGTGGTATGATAAAACAATTTTTGAAAGCAGAGTTTTCATCACCATCTGATGAGTTTGCAAAATTAATTTTATCAACAGGAATATATAGCGGTCGCTTTACTCAAACTATTATGGATAAATTTAAGCCAATAGTTAAAAAATCAATAACACAATACATTAATGAGCTTGTTAATGATAAAATCAAAAACGCATTAAATATTGATGGAGAAGCTATACCACAAGGAGAAATTGTAGATGATATTCCTGAAGCACCAGAAACTGACGGTATCATAACAACCGAGGATGAGTTGCAAGCATATTATATAGTAAAATCAATTCTTGGCGAAGTTGTTGATATAAATCGTGTTACATATAAAGACACTGTGAGCTATTTCGGAATTTTAATTGACGGAAAAGTTACTCGTTGGATATGTAGAGTTTTCTTAAAGGAAAATGTTCAGTATATTATTATACCTGATGGCAATGAAAATATAAAATATCCATTAGAAAACATAAGTGATATCTATAAGCTTGCAGATGCTCTGAAAAAGCGTACCATAACATTAATATAAAAGGAGCGAATGAAAATGAAAACTTTTATAAATATCAAATTAAATTACTTACTTGAACATAATTTATGCGACAGAGCTGATGACTTAACTGCAGTAGGATATAAAAATTTACCTGAGGAAGAAAAGAAAGGATATACTAGAATAGGGACTGATTGTTATAGTAAATTATCTTTTCCTGATATAACAGACACTCAACTTTTATTCATTGCTCAAACAGAAACAAACAAACTGTTGCGAACAATTAAAAACTGTGTTGTATTCTTCACAGTACTTACAGTTATTTCGTTACTTTGCGGTTTATTTGCAATATTAGCTTAAACAACTTTAAACACAAAAAAATCCGCCCTGCTACCAACAAGGCGGAGATACGGTGCTACCAACACCGTATAGTAGGATATGCTAAAATGCAAACCCATCACAAATGTATTTTAGCATATTCTCTTTAAAATGTCAAGAAAGAGGAGTGTTAATTTATGAAAAAGAGAAATGACGGAAGATGGGTAAAGAATATTACTATAAATGGCAAACGAGTATTCTTTTACAGTTCTGCCAAGACCGAACGTCAAGCAGAAAAAGATATAGCTCAGCAAATGATAGCATACCATGAAGCAGAAGAAAGAGGAAAAACTTTTTCAGCTGTTGCAGATGAATGGGAAGAAAGTCATTTTGAAACTTTAGAACATTACACCGCCAGACGATATAAAACATTACTCAATCATACTTTAGATTATTTTGCAGACTGCTATATAAAAACCATATCAGCCGAACAGATAGAGCGATTTTTGCAATATTTTGCAGATAAAAAGTACTCAACAAAAACCATAAAAGACCAATTTTCAGTTGTAAAAATGATATTCCGTTTCGCTTTTATTAACGGATATATAACTTCAGACCCTACTCAATACATCACACCACCAAAAGGAGTTGCTGCAGTCCCCAGGGAGCCTTTGACCAGGGAGCAGATGAAGATTGTAGAATCAAGCATTGAATGTACATTTGGATTGTTAGTATATTTTCTTATGTATACCGGCTTAAGGAGAGGTGAAGTTATTGCTCTTCAATGGAAGGATATAGATTTTATAGAAAAAGAAATCTATGTAAAAAAATCTGTTTGTCATCATAACAACAGACCACACATCAAATCCACAAAGACACAATCTGGGAAAAGAACGGTAATGCTTCTTGATTGTCTGGCCGAAAAACTTGAAACAATCAAAACAAAAAATCCAAACAACTATATTTTTTCCGACTCTGATACTCCCCTTACCAACTCTCAATTTCAATGTCGGTGGGAAAAGTACCAAAAAGAAACAGAACTAAATATAACAGCGCATCAGCTTAGACACACATTTGCAACAATCTTGCACGAGGCAAATATAAATGTCAAGGATGCTCAAAATCTACTAGGCCACGCTGATATATCTGTTACACAAAATATATATACTCACATAAGAAAACAACGAATAAAAGATACCACAGATAAACTCAATGATTTTATTATGATGTCAAAATGAAGTCAGTGTACAGTTTTATTTAGTGTTTATGCAATTTATTTAGGGTTCGATTCCCTTACGGGTCAGATATGAATGGCTTAAAACGTAAGTTTTAAGTCATTTTTTGTTGCTTTGACTTTGTTTTTCTAAATCAAAAGGAGAGTAGACATCTACCTACTCTCCCCTATATTATTTCTTTCTAAACTGCTCTATAGTGGTATTAAGTGCAAAAATTTGTTCCTCTGTCAAATCAGAAACATCAAGAGTTTTGTTCTTTTTCACTCCCAACAGATATTCTATAGTTACATTAAATTCATATGATAATTTTATTAGCATTTCTATTGAAGGCAGTCTGTCTTGATTTTCGTATGATGCAATGGTGGATATCGCAACACCAAGCTTTTTTGCAAGCTGAGTTTGTGTCAG